AATCCAGTAAATAAAGAAGAAGTGAAAGAAGAATCTTTTGCTGTAGCCCATTTAGCCGATGGAACGGAGATTTCAAATAAAGCTCCTAAAGACTTTGGCGTAGGTGACACTCTTTATGTTATTACCGGAGAAGGTGAAGAGGTATTAGCTCCGTCTGGAGAACACACCACATCTTCTGGAATCGTACTTACTGTTGATGAGGAAGGAAAAATTACCGGTGTAAAAAGACCAGACGAAGCTGGCGAAGGTAGCTTAGAAGAAATGTCTGCTGAAGAAAAAGTAACTGAAGAAACTGAAAAAACTGAAATGGCTGAACACGGAGACGAAGAAGAAGTCATGGAAGAGCATGAAGTTGAAGAAGAAGTTGCTATGGAAGAGCACGACGTTAAAGAAGCTATCATCGAAGCTATCGCTGAAGTAGTGAAACCTGAGTTAGAAGCTTTAAAAGCTAAACTAGCTGAGCATGAAACTAAAATGGCTGAACACGAAGAGAAAATGAAGGACTATATGAGCAAAGAAAGCGCAGCTCCTTCAGTTTCAGAATCAAAATTCAGCAAAGGCTTATTTAATAAACAGCCTGAAGTTTGGAACTTCAAAAAACCTAACTTTAAACAAAAGCAATACGAAGAAGTATTGTCAAGAAACAATTAATCAAACTTTATTAAAAATTTAAGACATGAGTTTAGACGTATCAGGCTTAGCTAATTTTAACAATGAAGTTGCAGGAAAAGTAGTACCAAAGATCGTATTCGAAGGATATACTACTTCTATCCTACCAATTCAGGAAGGAATTAAATACCAAGAGCCTTTAAACATTTTCGATACAACAGTAAACGTACAATCAGGAGACTGTGTATCAACTCCATCTGGAAGCTTTGCAGCTACACAGAGAGACATTACAGTAACACAAAGAACATCTTACGATGGATTGTGTCTGGACAAATTGAACCCAAAATACTTAGGTATTTCTTCTCTAGAGAGAGGTTCATATAACGAAACATTTGAGTTAGCTTCTGTTTACACAGATCAAATCGTTAACCAAATGAAAAAGAAAAACGATCAGTTCCTATGGTCTGACGGACAGTTTGGAACATTTACTTCATCTTCTACAGCAGGAGTTGTAGTACCAAACGACGCTACAGGATCTTTCACATCTACTAACGCACTAGACAAGCTAGATGCTCTTATTGAGAACATCCCAGCTGACGTTGCAGATAGAGATGACTGGACAATCTGGATGTCAACTGCTAACTTTAGAAAGTACATCGTTGCATTGAGAAATGCTAACAACTATTACTTCGACATGAATGCAGAAGATGTTAGAACTGGAATTTTACAATCAGTATATCCATTTGCACCAGGTATTAAAGTAGCAGGTACTATTGGTATTAGCGGTAACAGAATCGCATTAATGCCAGATGCTTACGCAGTAGTAGGTACTGACCTATTATCAGACGTAGATAACTTCCAGTTATGGTATGATATCAACGCTGACCAATTAAAGCACAGACTGAAATCTAAATTAGGATCTCAAGTTGCTTTCCCAGAGTATATTATCTCTAACGACGGAGCGCTTTAATAGAAGACAATAACGGGCGGTTTAGGCCGCCCTTTTTTTAACAATTTAAAACAACATTAATTATGGCATGTGATATTACTTCAGGATTTCAATTAGGGTGTCGTGATAATTCAGGGGGTATAAAAAACATTTATATTCTTTCTGGATCTGTTACAACAATCGATGAAGCTTCAGAAGGTCTTATCTCTGCTATTTCTGGTTCAGGAACTTTTTATAAGTTCGAATTAACTAAAAATACAGGAGACCTTACAGAAACACCTACACCATCTTTAGAAAATGGTACAGTGTTTTATGACCAAAGTTTAAATGTTGCTTTCCACAAATTGCAGTCTTCTATTAGAAACCAAGTAAAAGTGTTAGCTCAAAACCCAGATCTAAAGATCATCGTTGAAACGAATAACGGAGTTGAGACACCTTACACTGGAAGATACTTCCTAATGGGAAGATATAGAGGCGCTACTTTGTCAGCTGGAGCAGGGGCAACAGGGACAGCCTTTGGAGACGCTAACCAGTATGCCTTGACTTTTCAAGGACTGGAGCCAGAACCAATGGATGAAATCCAAACTTCTGACGGTACTGTTGATTTTTTATCAGGAATTACTGTCGGATAAATTTAAACGAAGAAAACGGGGATAGGTTATTTGGCTTATTCCCTTTTTTTTCATAACTTAGATTATAGATGATACAACTTTACTATAGACCATCTGGATCGCAAACAATAGCAATTTGGCCAGAAGTAGACTCGATTTATTATAATAATATCTCGGGTAGTTTTATTTTAAACTATAATCAAGACTTAGATAGAAGTTCAGGTTCATTAGACCTAACTTTACAAAATACACCTGACAGTGTAACACCAAGATTAGTCTTTAGTTTGGCAAACTCTTCAGTACCTCAGTATGGAGGTTATTATACAGTAGAGTTATTTGAAAGAATAGGAGCTACATTAGCTACATGGGGACAAACTACAGATACTTGGAAAGCTGCAGACTATACTTGGAATGCAACAACAGATATAGTAAGCAGTAGAAAACTAGATACAGATAGAGCATGGGTATCAGGAAGCGACACACCAACCTTCACAACTTATGCTAGTACTAACCAAGACGGTGCTTATACAACATATCATGGATAATATGGAAAAAACTAGAAAAATGACCTTTAAGAGAATCCAAAAGTTTAACAACGAATGGGTATCATATAAGGAAAAAAAAGACGGTAAGTACATTCGTTATGGGGAAGATAATAGATTCCCTGACTATCTTATCAAATTATATAATCAATCTTCTATACATGGTGCATGTGTAAATGCAATTGTAGAGGGTATTATCGGAGGAGGTTTAACAGCTTCTGACGAACAAGCTTTAGTTAAAGCAAATAAAAAAGGAGAAACATGGAATGACATTTTTACTAAAGTAGCTACTGATTTTTACTTATACGGTAGTTATGCTTTAGAAGTAATCTGGTCTTTAGACAGAACAAGAATAGCAGAAGTATTCCATATTGACTTCTCACACATTAGAGCTGCAGAAAAAGATCATAGAAACAATATACCTGGATACTTTATTTCTTCAGAATGGCAAGGGTTTAAAAAAATAAGTGATAAAGACGTTCACTACTTACCAGTTTATAACCCACATACTGCACAAGAAGAACCCTCTCAGATTTTTGTATCAAGAGAATACAGACCAGGACAAGAATACTATCCGTTACCAAACTATAACGGAGCACTAAAAGTTATCGAATTAGATACAGAGATAGATAACTTTCATGTTAACAATATTAAGAACGGATTAGCTCCTTCTTTAGCAATTACTACATTTACAAATGGTTCACCAGATGATGTAGAAGCTATCGAACAATCTTTAAGAGCTAATTACGGAGGTAGTGATAATGCAGGTGCATTAATTTACATGGATGTAGATAGTCCAGAAAATAAACCAGAAATTACTCCTATTGCTCAAAACGGAGCAGACGATTATTACAATGCAGTAAATGATATATCACTACAAAAAATACTTACAGCACATAGAATTACTTCACCAATGATGTTAGGAATTAAGACTGAAGGTCAATTAGGTGGTAGAGATGAAGTAATCGATGCATTTTTACTCTTTAACAATACTGTATTAATACCTTTACAGCAAGATATTCTAAGAGGTTTAGAAAGTTTACTTGCAGTTAACTACGAAGACTTAGTTATTGGAGTAGAAAGCAGACAACTATATGAAGATGGTGAAGTTGAAGAAGAGGTTGTGACTTCAGTAGAAGTAACAGAAGAAGAAGATCAACAATTAAACGAAGAAGCAAATGACTAATACCTTTTTAATATCAGAAGCTAAACTAAGAGAATTTACTGACATTGCAAATAATGTCGATAGTGCTCTTATAAAAAACGCCATCAGGGAAAGTCAGGATATTTCTTTACAAAGAATTATAGGTACATTACTTTATGAAAAAATAATGGACTTAGTAGACTCTGGTGATATAAACGATTCAACCTATTCTGACTATAAAACTCTTCTTGATTCTTATATTCAAGACTTTTTAATTTACGCAGCGTATTATTATGCTCTAGATGTAATTTATTTAAGATCAAGAAATAATGGTCTGATCCAGCCTAATGGTGGTGAAAATAGTGACGCAGTAGATAGATCACTTTACAATATGAAACGTCAATCGGTAGAGAATAAAATGGAAT